GTCCTGGACTCCTGCGCAATATCAGACCCAGACGCTTGGGGTTTGAGCGCAACAACCGGTTGATCCTGCTCATCTGAATACACATGCAGCTCAATCAGCCTCAAACCCTTCTTTAACGCACCACTAAGATCTTCAAACGTGCTTCCCTGAACGTAATAGTCCTTGAGAGTTCCAGTTACTTCTGTCGGTGTTTCATTCACAGGATCGCTCGCCAACACATATCCTGCGGCAACCAAAATACCGATAGCTGCAATGGTCTCCATTGTTGATGAGTCGCCTTATTTTTTCTGCTTTCGATACGCTAAATCGCGGAGGGCGTTGACTTCATCGTCGCTTATCCGCTTATCCATCGGAATATCAAGAAGACATGCACGGTGGAAATATAAGCAATACATTCCGCATTCAGATTCCTTAAACTGGTGTCGTGTTTTGTTATAGGTCAGATGCATCTTCGGTCCGCCATGTGCATCCCACTGATCCTTCCACCGGAACATCAACCGTTGAATCTCCTTCTCGGGATAGTGAGCATACGAGTCAAAATAGGTCATACGAGGATACTGCAGTTCTGGGCGGATATCCAGAAATGCCGCAATCCAATGCTGTCCGGGCCCATCGTGCACATCTGTGTTGAAGACAATTCCTACTCGCCGATAGCCTCGTTTGTAAAGAGTATCCAGCTTCATAGAACACAGAGTCGACACGATACACTTAGACATCTCAGACTTCAAATCAAAGTCAATCGGAACGCACCCAACAAAATGATAATCCCCATGCACCTTTGCATACTCTCTCTCGAGCTTGTCAATGTCATCCGATGACAGCCACTCCGTCCGGTTAGTTTTCCAGGATTCAGGAGCACGAGGACGACCTGTTAACTGCGTAACGATGCACGTCGGAGCACCTGCTGTGCATTTACTGTGAAGTCTCATCTTCAATTCAGCCCACACCGCGTTAGGTCCGTTCTTTGGAATTGGGGGTTCTTTCGAGTGTTTTGTATTGTATACGGTTCGAAGCCGCTCGATCTCATCTGGATCAAAGAGGATCATCCTTGCTTAAAACGGATACTTTCCTTGGTGGAGGGAGTGTAAGGCACAATGGAGACTCTCAAGGCAATTCTTACGAAGTATATCCGCGTCAACAAGGACATCTCTGAGCTGAACTCTCAGGTGTCTGAGTTGCGTGACAATCGTCGCACAGTCGAGCTGGATTTGGCCGCACTCTATGCGCGTGCTGAGCTTCCTGACCAGATTCTTCTTCGCGAGTCAGAGATGACGTTCAATGTGAAGCGGCCGAACAAGTGGAAGAAGGGCTGGAGTTTGTCCAAGAAGGACCTTGAGATCTATCTCAAGGACATTCTGGGCGAGCGGGGCAGTGATGTGATGCGTGAGATTGTGCGTCGTCACGAGCCTAAGCTAATGGCCGACGACTTCGGGTTCGAGCTGAAGTCTACCGGGTCTTCGGGCTCATCTGATCCGACGGATGGTTGAACAACTACGCGCGGCAGGTGATTCATAATATACACGATCTCAATTTGGTTATTATGACTGAGCATGCCTACTAAACATATGCAGCAGCAGCCAAAGATTATAACACTAACGGCGACCAGAGCGCCGATGAGCGCGTCGCCCATTATGCTTTTTGTTTCGTCTAGTCGAAAACCGCTTATGGCGCCGGCCCCCAATCTTCTGGCGTTTTGCTGTCATATCATTCCTCCGCTTCACCCTATCCAACGCCTTTTCTTTATATTCAGCGCGTAAGGCGTTTGCTTTGTCATTGAGTTGCCGTATAGCCGTTTGTTCTCCCTCTGTTGGCAGTGGTGCACCCAGTGTCCTCTTCATAATTACGCCGTATTTCTCATGTATCAAGTCAGAAAGTGGATTCTTACTGATCGGTTTATACCCCTGCAGCATGTGTGCTAATGGAACTTTGCGGAGAGGATCTGTTTCCGGTCTCACATTCGCAGAGAGTTGTGCCTGCATGGGTCCATCTATCTTTTTAGACGCAAGGACGTGTTGTTCGAAGCCTTTGTTGATTTCTGAAAGATAGCCCTTGCCCTGTTGAACACATACGAATACTCGGCTTACGGAATCGCCATACACCGAATACAAAATACCACCCACAAGTTGATCGCCCGCATAGAGACGGCCCAATATCAGTTGTGGGTCTGGAGTTTCAGATAAGAATATATCCTTGATGTCAATGCCTCCAGCTCCGCACAGAGCACTAATAACTTTATAGTCCTCTGTTCGAGTGTTGATAGGTATACCCGCCAACGGCTCAGCCCGGTATTCAGTCATTATATAGTTGGTGCATTTATTTGGATAGGCTGTTTGAGGGACTCCTCGATCTCTCGAAGGAGCGCATTGATTTCCCGCAGTTGTTTTGACGCTTCAAGGGTGTTTTCGCGGGGCATGAATCCATATTGGACTCGTGTCACCGCAACGGATAACTGCCTTTGCCGCTCAACCACTTGAAGCGCCAGTGTAGACAGCTGTTTTCGCATCAATCGATATGTTATGGGACGTAGAAAATCTTTAAGCCCGACGCGACCGAGTCTTGCGACCACGCTGCTTACGACGTGTCTTGCGTGTCTTGCGGCGACGACGACCTGCGGCGGCGGCCGCGGCGGTGGATACGATAGTGAAGTCACCTAGATCAAGCATCGGAATCTCCTCCCCTTTAAAAAAGTATTTGCGATTTTGGCGGGTTGCAATATTTCCCGAACTGCTTGTGAGAAGTCCTACGGTGCCGTCTACATCCCTTACCATGATTCCGGAGGGGGACTTGTTAAGCGCGTCAATGATTGCCTCTCGCTTCTTATTTTCTTCCTCAACATCATCATAACTGTCGTCCATTTACTACTCCTCAGGAAATTCCATCATCTTCTCTTGATACGAAATACTCGCGCATCTTTGCTTCGACCTTCTTATCTGTGAGCTCCCAGATACCGTGTTTGTTGGTTTCAATGATTGAACGCACATCGCGAAGGCCATCCAATACGCGATGACGGTCGACATACTTGCGATTCTTTGCAGATCCATGCCACAGATGATAGACTGTTCCCGTTGCACATGCGACTTTGGGCTGCTTCATTACGCAATATTCTGTATACGAGGGAACGAGAGAGTTGTGCAGATACCCTGGAGGAAACTTGATATTCAGCCACGCAGCGGTGGACATGGTATCTCCGCTTCCGGTGATTCCATGCTGATAAAATCCGATCTCTCTGAACCATTTGCGTTGAAATGCCCACGCAAAGCCCGGGTGATACGAGTGATTATACAGATTGACTCTGCACATATACGCAACAGATAAGCGTGTCTGAATCATCTTAGTGTAGGTGCTATCAAGCCACACGCACGAGGAGAACGGCTGAATCACTTCATACGTTCCCAAAAGACGAGAGACTTCCTCATACCATGCAGGTTTTCCAAAGATCACATCTGCATCCATAAATAACAGCTTGGTATATCTGCAGGGAATACGCTTCTCCATAAGGCTGCACATGACCTCTTTGTGGAACATGATGCTGTCTCCTTTCACGTGGAAAGCATCTGCAATTTCAGGTGCATGATCTTCAAAGGTCAGCTCCATCGTGTAGTAAGGAATCTTTGCCAGCTTCAATTTTTCGATTGTATAGAAATAGTTCATCAACATCTTCTTTGAGCGGGCGGGGTTGAAGAAGACAAAACAGACTGCCATATCTTTGCGAGACGGAGTTTCATAACGGCAGGCTGCCACGTCGACAATACAGGTCTCAAGGGGCGGCGCTGTTTCCGGAGTGCGCACTACATTGTAGGCGAAAGATTGGAGCTGCCCCATTATTAGTAAGCTGCATTTTCGATATTTGCACGTTGCTCTGCAATACGTTGCATATATTTACGACGACTCTGCTCAGCCGCCGCCTTTGTGCGTTTTAGTTTGCGGGCGCGAGACAGTGCATACATCCGCCTTGTCTGCTTCTTTGTCTGATAGAGTGACTTGACCGCCTTTTTAATGCCTAGTAAACCACCAAGCTGCCGAAGCGTCGCCATTGTATGTGTCTGATAAAAACGAATTCACTGGATGGGATGAGGGACGATGTTCATGTATTCACCGTATAACCCTTCCAATAGAACATTCACCGAAGATGACATTCACCGTATTCTTCGCCGTCATGGACTTCCTCACTATCGCATCTCAGGACGCAAGATATTTCAAACTGCTATGGTCCACACGACGTATGTTCGCCGTGCGGATTATACAACTCCCGATGGTGAACCCGCTACCCTTGCTCCCTGTCCCATCGGAGTTATGCCGCTCCAAGATGAGAGTTATGAATGCTTGGAATTTGAAGGGGATGCAGTCCTTGGGGCGTGCATCGCAACTTACTTACGTAAGAAGTATCCCGATAAGAAACAGGGATTCTTGACGGACGCCCGTAAGGAGCTCGTCAACAATGACCGTATCGGAGGACTGTCGAAGGACTTGGGTTTGAACCGCTTCTATGTGATTTCTCGACACAACGAAGACTCAATTGCAATTGCGGGTCGAACAAATACAAAAAAGTTAGGCGATATCTTTGAGGCCTTTCTCGGTGCTTTGTGGACAGACTGTGGTAACCGATTTGCCATTGTCCATGCATTTGTGACCACCGTTATGGAGACATATCTTGATGTAGACGAGATTGTTGCATCCACCACTAATTTCAAGGACATCTTTCAGAAGCATTGTCAACGAGAGTTCAAGTGCACTCCGGTCTATGAAATGAGATCCAATGATCCAAAGAAGAATGAGATTGTGGTAGCCGTCATGGTTTCTGGAAAAGTCTATGGGATAGGTGCAGGGACAACTCGGAAAAAGGCCGAACAGCTAGCGTGTCAAGAGGCACTTGGCAAGGTCGGGGTCGAATCATAGAAGAATATATCCTCGCAAAAGATAAACACAATGGGCGGTGGTCTTCTTCAGCTCGTTGCATATGGTGCTCAGGATGCCTACATCACTGGAAATCCGCATATCACCTTCTGGAAGGTGCTCTACAAGCGTCATACAAATTTTGCCATGGAGGCGATGCGTGTCAACTTTACTGGCACGCCGGCGTATGGTCAGCGCTCGGTAGTGGTCGTGAACCGGAATGCTGACCTGATGTTCCGCACTTACCTCGAGGTGACGCTCCCCGACACTCGCGCCGCCGCGAACGGTTCTGCTTCGTCTGTCAATACTCCCACCGGTCGTGATGTCCTTTGGACTCCGGGTGGCCGGCGCCGTCTGGGATACCTGCTCATCCAGCAGGTAGAGATTGAGATTGGTGGACAAGTGATGGACCGTCACTATGGTGAGTGGATGTATCTGTGGGAGTCCCTGACCTCCAACTTCGACCAGTCTGTTCGTCTTGATCAGATGATGGGCGGCGCTACCCAGCTTGCTCCGAGCACGCCCGCCTCGTGCCAGGGACGCCCGGTTGTCATGTATATCCCGCTGTCTTTTTGGTTCTGCCGCAACCCGGGTCTGGCGCTTCCGCTCATTGCCCTCCAGTATCACGAGGTGCGCCTGAACTTCATCTTCCGCCAGGCCACGGATCTTGTATCTTCCCAGTATGATAGCACCCCTACAAACGTGTGGCCCGGTGGAATTCCGCAGGCCGCACAGTTCCTGCCCAAGCTCAAGGATGCGGCGGTCTATGTGGATTACATTTACCTGGATACAGATGAGCGTCGTCGCTTCGCCCAGCAGTCGCACGAGTATTTGATTGACCAGCTCCAGTTCGGTCTTCAGCAGTCCGTGACCTCGCAGACGGTGCGCCTGGACCTGACGCTGAACCACCCGGTCAAGGAGCTCGTGTGGGTCTTCCAGGATGCCCGCAAGCTCGACTGTTCGCTCCCGGCGACCAGCACGGGTGCTGCCCTGACCTATACGCAGCCGTTCTCGTATGACGACATCGCCAACCGGTGCCGCCTGCAGCTCAACGGACAGGACCGGTTCGATGAACGATTCGGCGATTACTTCTGGAAGGTCCAGCCTTACCAGCACCACTCGGGAGGTGGTTTCAATCAGATCACGGGTTCGCAGGTGCTGGCAGATGGGGCTCCGGAGAACACGGCGTTAGTCACAGTCAACCCGATCAACGTTTACTCGTTCTCGCTTGCCCCCGAGGAGCACCAGCCGTCTGGATCGTGTAACTTCTCGCGCATCGACACCACGACCCTGGTGTTCGACTCGATCACCACTGGTGCTAGTGGAGCTCTGGCGAACGGACTGTTCCCCTCGAAGAACTTCCCTTACCTGTTCCGCATGTATGCCGTGAACTACAACATCTTCCGCGTGATGAGCGGCATGGGCGGTCTGGCATACAGTAACTAAAGATTGATTCTAAATAATGCTTCACGTGTTTATCTCAGGTCCAATTCGCCCATCATTGAATGATGTGCTTTTATGTATTCGGACACTGAAATCTCAACTTCCACCGTGTAAGATCTGGTTTAGCACGTGGGAAACACGTGAGCCACTTGATCTTCTACGCGCAGAAGTTGACATGTTGATTGTGAATCGAGAGCCTATTTTTTTGTCAAAGGCAAAAACGTGGGAAGCGCGTGCCTATCCAAATACAACAGATGGGATAACATCAAGAACCTTTAAGATGTTCGTCGGAATGGAGAACATCTTCAAGGTAGCTCAGTGTGCACCTAATGATATTGTTATACGATTTCGGTCTGATTTGTTAGCTAACTTCGCACCAGGATATCTCCAGCAGTTGATCGAAGCGGGCAGTCGCGGATATGTTACCAGAAAAAGGAAGACATCTATTGTTGAATTTGATGATTGGTTTGCAGTTACGACATATACCAATATGAGGAATGTATGGTGTCATTATGGTGGTCTTCAAGACTTCGAAGACAATATGAATAGGTCTCGCAATGCAGAAGATATGGTTAGGCGTAGAGCTGAAAAACATGGTTTGCGCATTCTTCAGATTGACGAAAAGCAGATTGACTTTGCACTGTGTCGAGCCAACAATGAGCGTTATAGACTTGATTAACTCCGCCGCATGTAAGGAATAACCAGAAGTGTAAGAAGGATCACCAGAACCACCGCATCGAATACTGCTACAACCTTCTTATACTTGATCGGAAGCTCCTTGGTCTCCGGAGGGACACCGCCATAGGGTTTAGCCCAGCCGATGAGACCGCCTAACAGCGTAGGGCCAAGCTTGTCGTTACAGTCATAAATGTAATCATACCACGCCATCAATACATATGCTGTCATTGCGATAACAAACGCAAGCACAGCTTCATGTTGCCAAGCCTTAGGATGGGGCATCCAAAAAATGAATAAAACAAAGATTGCGAATGCGATGCACTTTTCATTGAGATAGAGGGGTGTTCCAAAAAGTCCACCACTCATTTATACTTTCAAATCAATTTTTGTAATGGAAGTGTTGGGTTTGCATATTCCTACGCCCAGAGTCTGCTGCATCATAATTGGCGCTGGATGTTCTCGCCCAGGACACTTTACGTGATCATGACCAAGAATGTGACCCATCTCATGGGAGACAACATACTGACGATAGCCTTCAAGAGACTGCCCACTTGCGCGAGATCCGTGCATCCACCGGTCAGCATTCAGATACATATTGCGGCCGTTCATCGTGGCACACGACAAGTTATCGGGAAGACCGCAGATTGTTAAGATATTCTTCGGAGTCACCAGTCGAATCAGAATATCTGGGTTCTTTTCTGTCAACACGAATCTGTAGCCATGACCTTCCCATCCGTCGGGATCGGATAAGTAAATTTGGACCAACTCTGCAAACTCCTCCTGTGAATACCGAACATCGGGATCCACATGAGCTGCGTAACGGATTACTTTAGGCATTCACCTTGCTTTTAGGAAACGAAAAGTATGTCAGCCAGGTAAGAAAGAGCACCATGCCTGTCACCAAATGCGCCCATTGCAAAAAGCGGACGCACCTGATCTTCACGTGTCAGTGTCCAGCAGAGTTTTGCGTTAAATGCCGCACTCCCGAAGTTCATGAATGCAAGGTGTATATTGTTCAGAAGATTGTGATTGAGAAGGTGGTTGCAGATAAACTCACTCGGGTGTGAGTTCAAGGTAATTCGTGAATGTGTTTGCAACATTCCTTGATGCTGTCTGGCTCATGTGCCATGCGCCAAGAATAGAGATCACAATTCCTCCATCTCTGAGAATTACCTCAAGATGAATCTCCTTACCTGCGATGTTCCTCTCCTGGAACGTAACGAACCAACATGGCTCGTTCTCGTCCGTGTTATGCATCTGTCGAACAGATCCCACAAGCTCCGGGTAGTCGTGCATCGTGTCGGAGATAGCGTTATCGAAGTTCATTTTGTCCTGCCTGCTGTCTCTTGGCGTGGCACGAGTGGATCCGTTTTTGAAAATGGATTTGATATGCGGTAGAAAAAGTCGTTGTGCGGTTACAATGGATTCTAAGTCTCTTCTCTTCGCAGACTATGTTGTCATCCTTCAGGCTATCCTTCCCTATGATATGTTTCCCGAGTATAACCGAGTGTTGTGGTTGGCATTTCGCGATCGCCATGACCGCCACATAAAACTTGGTGAGTTCATTG